AACTGCTCGATGAGTCCGGGGGCGGAGAAGTAGAGGCTCAGGCCGTCATCAATGCCACCGTCGAGCCACAGACAACCCCCGTAAAGGCCCGAGAACCGAGCCCGAGGGGCAGGAAGGGGACCGGTTGCCAGGTCGGGCTTGGGGCTGTTGAGGTCTGCCCCTCGCACCGCGTCAAAGTAGAGGTCCTCGACATTGTTGCGGACGACGTCGAGACGGTAGAGCGTAGTGTCTCCGGCTGCGTTGGCGTCGTTGCTGTAGTTCTTGGTTCGGTAGATGACTCGGGCAACAGTGCCCTCGGGTCCGATGGGGAGCCGTACGGCTACAGCGTGGCGCATGCGGCTTGCACCGACTGGCAGACCCCAGGCAATGCTCGCGGGCTCGCTGCTCGGTCCCTCGCTGCCGGTGTTGCTGACGAAGGCCACCACGTAGCGGTAGAGCGCCTCGTTCCCACCTGCTACCGCTGAGCTCGCGTTGTTTGTGCCAAACCCTAAACCCCACCTGCCCCCGTCTGCGACCGCAAGCGGGTTGCTCGGGCACCAAAGTGTAAGCGCTCCGCTCATCACTGTTGGGTTGTAGGTCTCGCCTGCTCCCTTGGGAACCGGCGCAGGCATCGGGTTGACGCGCAGCGGCTCGGGCGAGCCCGGCAAGGAAGCGAAGCCGAAGGGGCGGACGCAGCGACCGATAGCCGTGCTGGCTTCGGCTACGTTGCCCAGTGGCCAAGGGTTGACGAGAATAGGCCGGTCTACGCCATTCGTAACGATGGTGCCGTATGGGGTATCGGTGTACCAACTGCCTGCCTCGGTTGGCGTAGGCATGTGCCGACCTGACTGCAGGGTTCGCAGCGCAGGCACACCGGCTGCGTCGTAGTAGAGCTGCAGCTTGCCATCCGACTCGAAGAGCACTGCCTGACGGGCTCCGCCTGCGAGCTGCTGCGTGACATGCAGCGAGTAGATAGGGCCGGTCGTCTCGAAGGGTGCCCAGTCGTTCCGCCCGGTGCGGTACTGCTCATAGCCGACACGAGAAGACCAACCACCCGACACCCTGTCAAGAGTCCAGTTCTGCAAGACCCCTGCGTCTTGGGGGTTCTGCGGCAGTCGGGTAGCTACGCCACCGGCGAGCGGGGTCTGGTATTGCGACTGGTTCACGAGAAGGTCAGGGGGCCGTAGGGGTTGCGGGTGAAGCGATAGCCCGCAGCGGGTGTGCCTTTAATGATACGCCTCGGCACCTCTTTCAAGTACCGTTGCTCCATGGCTTTAAAGAGCACGTCCTTCTTGCGCTGGTAGACCGAGGATAGCGCAGGGTTCGACACCTTGAGCGTAAGCGCCTCGAGGGCAGCGTAGGCCACAATCTGAGCATAGGCCGCAGGCACAAGGGGCACGTCTTGGTCTTCCTGCATGCGCGTCGGAGCGATGACCATACGGGTGTTGAGCTGCTGGTCTCCGCTTGGGTGCGGGTAGAGCTCCACGGACTGATAAACGCCTGACTGGTTCCAGCGGTAGCGCACCGCTTCGCTTTGGAAGGCCTGCGTGCTCAGGTGAGCAAGGGCAAGGTTCGGCTTGAGGGTGATGCCGCCCTTGGGGGGTACTGTGTCGACTCCGACCGCAAGAGCGTCCTCGGTGTCTGCATGCCGGATGCGCACCGGTGCGAGAATGTTAGCCTCTGGGCAGGTGAAGTAGTATCGACGGTAGAGACCGGTCTGGTTGGGCAGCACCTCGGGCGTCATCGTCAAGGTCTGCGTATCGGTCAGCGCGAAGGTGCCGACCTTTGAGAAACTCGACTCGAAGCCTGAGCTCACATCGCGGCGATAGGTCTCGAAGTTCTGCGCATGCGGTCCCTCTACGTTGACCATGTAGACATTGATGGTGCGAACGCCCTGCCCGACGCCTGCTACCGTCGCCACACCTCGAGGCATCTGCGGGGCAGGTACTCGCCGGCCCTCACTGGGGAGGAAGGCCTCAATGGTGCCGAGCAGGTTGGGGTCAAGGTTCGCGTCTTCCCGTTCCCACTTCGAGAGGAAGAGCGCCTTGGCGGGTACGCCTACGTGCGGGTCGCTGACGTTCTGCACGGTCATGCAGTCGGAGGGCAGGTAGACCTCCCTTCGCTTTACGGTCGCAGTGTACGTGCCGCTTGCGCCGGTGTAGGCGGTGCGGAGGTAGAGGCGAGTGCCGAGCTCTACCCATGCAATGCGGTGCCGGTGCGAGCGCCCTGCGGAGTCGATGAACTCGACTTCTGCCCCTGCGAGGTTGCTGCCTGGCTTGATGGGGTCGGGGCTGACACCAAACGAGCCGGTCACCTGAGCACTGCCCGAGGTGACTGCCAGGGCGAGCGTTGTATCGGTCCACAACTGCAGCTTGCGGTCTCGAGAGGCAAACGCCCAAGGCCTATCGGTCAGGCACCTGGTCTGCGCATCGTTGAGCAGCGTGACGAGCTGGTCGCGGTAGGTGGGGTTTGAGGGGTCGTAGTCTAAGAGGTTGCCGCAGAAGTCGAGCAGCTCGATGAGTCTCATGGGGTCACCTCAAGACAGAGAGAAGGCCCCCCCAACCTTGGGGGGAGAGGTCGGAGGGGCCAAGACAGTCGCAGCCGAGAGGACGCAAGGCCGCGACTATCTGTGCGGACTAAAAGCGCTTCGGGATGTGGATTGCAACCTTGTTGGCAGTGGTCGCACCCTTCGCTTCAAGAGCTACAGCAAAGAGGCCTGCGGTATCGCCTGCGGCTGCAGTCTCAACCTGACCGGCTGCGGCCTTGCCTGCACTGAGGGCGGCGCCTGCGGCGATGGTGCCTGCGGTGCAGTTGACATCGGCCACGTAGCCAGCGACAACGACGCGCACCTGCTCACCGGCTGCAGCAGCGTCGAGAGAGACACCGATAGCAAGCGGTTCACCGGTAGCCACGTTGGGGCACTGGATGACGTAAAGCACGCGGTCTGCACCGGCTTTGCTCTTGTCGAGGGCAACCACATCACCGGCGACAATGGTGCCACCTGCGAGGAAGGTCTCAAGCTGCCGACGGTTGGAGGTGTCGGAGGCCTGACCGGCTTCGAGAAGCTGAACGAGAGTAGAGGTAGCCATGGCTCAGGACTCCGCGTCGAGAAGGACACCGTGCGAGGCAAGGTGACCGGTGACAAGCTGCATGCGGCAGAAGACCATAGCGGCCTCGGTCGCAGTGCCGGGGACGGGCATCATGTCGCTGACTTCGAAGAAGCCATCGGTGTCTGCGTACAGCTGGAAGTTGCTGCTGCTCAGCACGTAGGCCGAGACGGGCTTGGCGGGGCTCTGCGCAGTGAAGCCAAGGTTGGGCTCGACGTAGATTTTCGCACCGCGCCACATCGCAACCATGTCGCGGTCGAGACCGTCCCGGTCGCTCGCGCTCACGTACTGGACGTGGCTCTGCTGCTTGTTCTGGAAGGCAGCGAAGCAGTTCGGCGACATGAAGATGATGTCAGGGAACTCGCCTGCAGGGTTGCGAATCTGGCAGTCAATCATCAACTGGTCGAGATGGCTGAGCGCAAAGTTCGCGCCGCTATCGTAGAAGTTGTTGAACCAGTTCTGCGAGCGGTAGGTCACCTTGGAGAGGTTGCCTACAACGTTCTGCTGGGTGCCCGTAGCGATGCCTTCGAGCCAGCCCGTACCCGGTGCGGTTGTCATGCCGTTGAGGGTCTGCAGGGTCGTCAGCTTGGTGCTGTTGCCCCGGATGACCTGCTTGCTGACTTCCTTCTTGAGCCCAAGCATCACGTTCTTCATCTTGCTTTCCAAGATGTTGACGACTGCGAGGTCTCCCTTGTTCGCGGCCTTCTCGACTGCGCTCAAGATGATGGGCTGCGTGAAGTTCGAGTACTCGAACTTGGCAGTCTGGAAGGGGTCCGTGACTGCCATGCTCACCGGCTCGAAGCCGTTGCTGAGCTCAGTGATGCTGCTGTGCTCGCCGAAGATGACAGGCTGCTCAACGCGGAGACCGCCCGAGACCTTGACGAGGTTGCCGGCGGACTCGATTGCGCGGAAGAGGGGGTGCGAAAGGAACGAGTTGTCAATCAGCTTGTCGCGCAGGAGCTGCAGCGTAGTGCTGATGACACTTTGAGGTGCGGCCACGGTGGCCTCCCATAGCGGTATTGATTCTTGCGAGTTCGGGGCGTGCTGCGGTCGTCGCAGTGCCGAAGGCGCAAGGCTCCGCAATGGGGTGGCCTTACAGTGCCGCTACTGTAGCACGGTGCTACCTACGGTGCATAGACTGAGCCCGAGCGTAGGCCCAAGAATGGAGAAACCCCCGAAGGCGCTTTTGATTTGGACGTCGAAGCGACAACGGGGGCTGGCGATTAGCACCATCAACATAGCACGGCGCTACCTACGGTGCATAGCCTGAGCCATTGCGAGAATATCCGCAGCACTCGCTTTGCGTAGGTCGCCTCGCTGCGGCTTCCCTTGGGCGCCCCCTCGCCTCGGTGTTCCGGTGCCCTTGAGCGCTGCCTCTTTAGCTGCCCGACGCTTGGCGCTTCGTGCCTCGCTCGCCTTGGCTGCTTCGAGTTGTGCACGCTTTCCTTGCGCTGCCCAGTAGGCCGTTTCGAGGTCGAGTGAGTCGTTGCCCTCAAGTAGATGCTGCACCTCGCTGCGCAGGCCGGTGTCACTCTCGAAGTCGGGGTGTTCGGACACAAAGGCTTTGTAGTTGTCCTGCGCAGCCATCTGCTCATACTCGGCTTGCATCG